TCAAATTTTTGATCAACATCATTAAAAGTATTTTCTAAATACTCTGCCATCTTTTGCGCCTGGTTGCCGTTTAGACCAGCACCATGCGCTGCATTTCTAAAACTGTTCCAGGCTTCTGCATCTGAATCGTCAGTATTAATTTTTATATCGTAGTCTTCAGATTTTTCTGGACGGCCAGTTTCAGCATAGAATTCGTTATACTGATCGTCTGTCCAGCTGCTTTGCGGCTTTACTATTTTGTCTGCACCGATGTGAGATCTGGCGTGTACATAAGATTTTGCCAGGGCATTTGCATCTGCAAAGTTTTGTAAGCTGGGATTACTTCTTAAACTTTCATCCAAGCTATCAACAAAACTTACTGGTGCTTCTGTTGCTTCCGCTGCGACTTCTTGAGATCCAGTATCTTGGGTTGCCTCGTCACTCATTTTTAGGTTCCTTCTTGTCGGACAACATCCTGACGATCAGCAACACTGTTGCGCGTTGTCCTTCATTAAATGCAGATTCATAGGGATCGCCAGAAAAAGTGGTTGTCTCAAAGCCAAATCTGGTTTTGAGGTCATCTAAAACTTGCTCACCGTCCTCTGTATTAAATGTTCTACGGTACGCTAATTTAAGGTCTTCTAATTTCTTCATGTTATTGCTGTACAGCTTTGACCATAGGCGCAATCTTATTGGTTACTTCTGCGTCCATCATGGCGTCTTGTTGTTGCGCCTGGAGTTCAGCAGCTTGCGCTTGTTGTTCGCGGATCTCCGCAACCTCATCCTGGCTACGAATGACACGCGCTGGAATGCCAGTGACTTCAACCAGGTACTGTACAAGCTTGTCTGTATCTAAATAATCCATGACAGGCGCTATTTCTGCGACTTGCATCATCACTTCAAAACCACGCAACATTGATTGCAGATCCGTTAGTTTCTGCGCTTTAGCCATCGGGCTGACGTATTCTATTTCTATTTGCTGACCTTGCAATTCTTCTGGCGCTTGCGGCAACATGCCGGCAGCCAGCAGTAAACTAAAGCTGCGCTCGATGAGAGGCTGTAATAATTCTGACTGTAAACGTCCAAGCACGGGCGCGAGGATCCGCATCTTTTCTTCGTTTCTTTGAAGCACCTCTGTGGCGGTCATGGTTGCCCCTGGCGACATCATCAGCTGGTCAACATAGAACGCTTTGTTAATTGCGTTGCGTCTTTCGTTTTCCATTGCCAACCCCAGAGGGTTGTTTGCACCAATCTGCAACGGTTCCAGACGATCTCTAGTGCCAGATCTATAGAAGTTTATTGCGCCTGGTGTGGTTCGAACAGGCAATACAAAGCCATCATCGGGCGCCATCATTGGTGGATCGATCTGCTTTTGTGCGGCTCTTATTGTAACCTCAGACATTTTATTTAACATCTTAACGTCAGGCAGTGCATTCATTGATGGTGAGCGTCCGTAGGTACTTACACTATCTTTTACAAATCGCGGAACCATAAAGGGAAAACTATCAAAACCACCCTCGCCTAGCTGTTGGAGGGTATCTGCATGGTAATATAACGATGCCACGGCTTTTTGCTTCCCAACACCGCCCTTGCTTTCCCCTCTAGGATAAAGAGCATGAACAATTTTGTGTTTTTTGTACGGGTCTTTTTCCACATCTTTTTTCGCCACATCTGGTAAATTTTCCTCACCAAACCGCTGCGCCATCGCTCTGGCGGTTATTTCAAATTTTCTATAGACCGTATCAACCTCGCCTTGCGAGTTTTCACTAATACATATTTCAGCAATGTGCCTGGCGTTAAATCTCAGCCCGTCTTTATCCATATCGACAAACAATGCAGCTGTGCCAAAAACAACAAGATCATAAAACAGTTCATGTATTTCTTGTTGAAAGTTAGATCTATTAAATGCCTGGTACATTTGATCCAGGCTTAATTCCAGCCACTCATTGGCCGCATCATCTCTTTGCAGCGCTGGATCTCTATATCGCATAGAAAACCACGGGCTTACTGGGCTAGTGAGCATTCCATGCAATGAAGACGATAATAATTCTACCGCATGTATGGCCGTGCCATCATATATAAGTTCTGTACGCTTATCGCCTTGCGTTCGCTTTTTTGTAATGTCAGCTTTGCGCGGCAGCATATAATCTGCCAGTTCTTGCCAATGCTTTTCCCAATTTGACCGCTGTGTCTGTAGCGTTTTGTATCGCTCATCCAGCTGTTTAATCTTTGGTGATACTTGCATTACATCAATCCATAACTAGCAATAATAGATTTTCTTTTTTTACGCAGACCAGGGGATAAACCCTCTAAAGATTTCCCATGTGTACGACCAGCCATCTTTTGATTTAGGCGCTCTAATGGATCTACATTCATCGACATTTTGCTTTTTGCTGGCTGAGAAGAGGCAGCGCCCATCTTACCAGCCTGGTTTTTATACATCATGCAATTAATCCACCGCCCATTAATGACCTACGCTTTCTGGTTGGCGCTTCTGTTAATAGACCTTTAGATGTGGTTTGTACTGTTGATCTTCTGCCTTTTTTACGAATTGTATCGGCTACATCTTTTTCTGCATCACCTGTTGCACCAGCCTCTAAAATATCAGCTTCTTCTTCGGCACTGCCAGCTGTTGTGGTGGATCCGCCTACGGGTGCTAACTTAACAGGATCTACTGGCGTTGCTGGTGGTTCTGGCGTTTCGGTTACGGGTTCATCTGCAACTGTTGTAGTGGGCGCAGCTGGCGCAGCAACGGTTGCTTTACCTTCTCTAGCATGTTGTCGCGCCGTGCGCTCATTACTTTCTTTATCTGCCTCAAACTGTTTCATCGCGGCTTTTGATCTTTCTGTGCGCTTATTATAATCATCTAACCCAGCCTGGCTAACACCTTCCGTATTGCCAAAACTTATAGCTAAATCAGACATTATATTTTGCGCGACACGGCCTGTTCTTGTACTTGGATCATCACGACCAGCAAATTTATTTCGATCAGCAGCAGCCACGTTGCTGCTTGTTGCCTTACGAAAATTTTCTCTAAGTCTTTCAAAAAAACTTGCCATATATTACCTCATGCAGCGAAAGGATTATAATCCATGATCGCTGTTTTCTGTGGTGGCCGACCATCAAATGCCCGTGTTTCACGCAGACCCACCGCTAAATATCGAAACCCATCAGCTGCATGTGATGACCAATCATGCACTGGTGTATTTCTAAAACTTCTTAATCTTTCGTTATATGCTCGGTGATACTGCCTTAGTGCCTCTAATCCAGGCTTACATAAGTCCTGATCAAACCAACACCTGGGCAGCAACATCTTTGCCGCATGTATGCCATCCTCTAACGGTAACTTAGGAACAACCCTAAAATTAATTCCTAAGTCATATGCCGTTTCGCGGCGGCTCTTGCCTGTACTTAATTCTCTGACCTCAATATCATGGGGCGCATTGTGTTCCCCATATAAATACCCCTTGTCTTGTAAAACCTTTACATAGTGGGGTAATCCCTCGCCCCTATTTTCATAGAAGTCTATTATATGTATCGCACGGCCTACACTCTGTAAAAACCAGATAACCGTACTGTCGTTCACACCCAGATCCCAAAAGGTATCTACCCTTACACTAGGATCATAAGGCACATTCGTGATGCGACCAGCCTCATGCAGATCTTGTAATTCTTTGCCATATACAGCGCCTGGCACATTAGCGACCCAACTACACTCATATTCCTGAGCATACTGATCAGCTGTCATCATAGACTGTGCAGCGTCTAATTCTTCTGCATCCAATATCCCAGTATCACTGGCCTTATACAAAGCCGTGTGCCAATCATCCTGACCTTCAGCAGCCTCATACAAATCAAAGAAAGAATTATGACCCCTGGGCGTTCCTATAAATAATGCCCATCCCTTACGATCACTCAGCGCTGGGCGAATAATCTCAGGAAACAAACTCTCAGGCATGTCAGCCATCTCATCAAGGCATGTGCCATCTAAATATATACCACGCAAACTATCAGGGTTCTCAGATCCTAATAACTGTATCCGCGCACCATTCGGTAAATCAGCCCTCAATTCAGTCTCGTGAAACCTCACCATAGGTATTGCACCAGCAAACTGCTTTAGATAATCCCAAGCTACTGCCTTCGCCTGGCGGTAGGTAGGGGCTATATAAGCGTACCTGGGGTTAGGCTTCGTGTTAAGTATAGCATCCCTCAGTAAATGATTAATGGCCATCACCGTCTTGCCAAAACGTCTGTGACACACAACTACGCCCCAGCGCTTCTGGGCTAGCTCCTGATGCAGTGCATTCTGCAATGGTCTGGGTGAGTATGGTATCTCGATGTGCATGTGGGACAGTATCTTATCTGGGGTTATTATATGTTAGAGTCGGGCGGCCAGTTTTTCGGGGGGTGGGGGGTGGCCGCCCCTATAATTTACGGTGCTGTAGGGATACGATCCCTCATGTCATAATAATAATATCAAGCACTTAGCTAACCTTGTGCCAAGCCGTGTGCCAAACGCTGTGCAGATTGCACAATAAAAACAAAAAAGAAACTTGGGGTATGCCTTGTGCGCGCGACCCCTGTCTCAGGCTGTGGTATATATATAATATCACCTACCCATTTGGCTCATGATACTACGCTTACGATCTATCATCTTGCTCAGTCTAACACTGAATGTATCAGCTGCTGCGTCACTCTCGAACTGTATGTAATCGCCCTTCTCTACAGCCATGTCATATGCATCGTTAGGCTTTAGCTTAGTTAGCTTACCATTGATCATTCGTATTGTTGGAAACAGTCTACTGTCCATCGACATAGTTCTAACTGTCTCTCTTGCCTCAGTCGTTGGTGTGTCAGGATCAAGCGCTCTTAACGCCCAGGCTGGTAGATCATTAATATCTGCCATGCTTACCCAGCTGCTTCAGCAGTGACGTTACCCTCTGACCAGGTCAATGTAATCTGCCCAGCCTGTTGCTTATCCTCTGCCTTATCACGCAGCCCTAGCGGTTGCATCTGCCTGATGTGCTTATCCATATGATCAGCTTCTAATCGTCTACGTTGTACCTCTGCCATTGCTAGCTTTGGATCATCAGGTAGCTGTGCTTTAACCAGGTCAAGTATTTCATCACGCATGACTTCACACTGCAAGCTTCTAGCTGTTCTGTACTGCTTGTATGCGTCCTCATCCTCTTGCACATGACGCAGTACTGTACGCCAGCCTGGTAGATGATCTGAACTATCACAAGTACGTTTAAGGCTTTCACCTTCCGCAATCCTGTTACAGATCTCTTCCATTTGTTTTTTATTGATGTTTCTCTTTGGCATTGAATTCCTAAAATACACCCCGTGCGCTTGGATTTAATTCCAACAAAAGGACTACGAGGACAGCGACACGGGGCTAGTTATTGAGCAAGTAAAAACAGGGAGGAAGTTTTTACATCGTAAATGTGGCTTGGTGGTACTTTCGAGATCGCGACAACCTGGAGAACTAAAGTTCGACCACCCAGTTATTATGGCTGCACAATTCTCGTAGAGATCTGCTTTTTCCAATGAAGATAACTGTGCCACATTATACTAGATCTTTACTACATTTCGCGCATTGGCACAATACCTAGTTTAAAAATGTGACATTTTATGCAATAGTATAGTATATTTTTTTGTTACACCTATTGACGTTAAACGTCACAATACCCATATACTTAGTATAGCGACAACTTTTGAAAGGAGAATTAGCTATGCAAAACCTAATTAAAATACCTCAAATGTTTTTGATAGATCATGGAGATCGAGACTTAGATACTCCAGAAGTTGTTAAGTCTACTCAAAGACACTTTTGGATCAAAGCAGATGACCCTCACCTCGGTGAATTAATATCTGACGCTGAGTTTTACGCAGCGCCTTACATCGATGCAAAGCCAGGCGATCATGCCTGGGGGGTTGTCGCTTCCGCTAGGGCTACCTTGAAAGCAATAGTTGGGGCTGGCGTAAGCTGGGATAAGTTTTACAATACTTCTTGCGAAGCTTAATAAAGTTATCCTGACGCCTCACATCATTAAACAAACGGAGCGCTTCGGCGCTCTTTTTTTTTAGAACACTGCTGCTAACAGTTCATCTTCCTCGTGATACTTCATATCGTAATAGCAACGAAT